CGCAGTTAAAACGAGACGAGTTGGCAAATGTACTTACGACGGATGCTATGTATGTCATGAAACTGACAAACTACAGATTAGCTTTAGGTATATCTAAAATAAATAACTTACCGTTTTTACCAGACATCACTAAGGAAAAATACACACCCGAGAATTCCGAAGATTCTTATTTGAAGGCGCGAATTAAGGTTATTGAACAGTGGTCTATGTTTAAGTTAAGTATTATAGCTGAAGCTCATAAACAATTTGAAAATCTATTAATTTTCTTAACTAAGGAAATTAATACGCCGGGTTTTTGGAAAGCCGCCGAGTAACATTACTTACAGAGGGATATCTCCTCGGTTGGCTTAATTTCAAATATCCAAATCCTTCTTCTGAGCTACGAGAAAATATAATTCTCTCTCAGATAGAAAATAAAAAAGTGGCCGAAATAATGCAGCTGCGTATAACTGCGCACGCTTCATTAATAAGTGGGGTATTGGTTAATAATCCCAAAATAGCCAAGAATATCGATGATGAAATATCTTCCTATTCTGAATTGACATTGCCTTACCTGCCTAAAAGGGATAATATAAGTAAAGCCAAACTACCAAAGTTGCCCACTACTCCAGAGGAAATTGCCTCATGGAAAGCTTTGTTAGCTAAGCGAAATGCAGAATCTAAAAAAGAAAAAAATCAAAAAGATAAAGGTTAGATAAATGACCATACCCGGTACATTTGAAAAAAATCCGTTAACAAATACGCTAGGTTTATTGCCTAACATCACTTCGGGCAATCCCAACATTGACCTGTTGTTTTCAATGATGTTGGGTAAATCGGATATAGCACCTAGACCAGCCGCAGGACAGAGTATTTACGAATCCTTTCAGCAAAGGGATAGATCTAATGATTTTTTAAAAGTAATGAATCAAAGCATGAATCACATGCCGGCGATTCAAAAATTAGGTGGTTGGGATTTAGATTCAGGAATGACGCAGTTCATAGGTCCTATGATAAACCGACCAGGAGGGCTAGCAGATAGCCCGCTTATGCGTGCAATGAACGGTGGAAATCCCGTGGCAGCGCAAATGTCCATGTTATCCCGTGGAACTGGACTCACTGCCGCAAACATGACTGGTAATTTTAATAATTTAAAAGTTGAAGATACCGATCAAATGATGACGGGTATGAATCAAAGTCTGTTTCGTAACCGACCCTTCAATCAAGCCGATGCAGCCGCGGCTAGAAAAGATCTTGATTCCAGGATTGATGCAAAAACTCTTAGAAAAGGTAACGAATTGTTGGAAGATAATAATTCCGGTTTATCACAAGCAGTAAAAGGACTTTCAAAGGAGGATCTTTCGCTTCAAAAATTGGGTGTTTTTAAAGATGGAAAATTTGATTTGGAAAAAGTAATTGGTCTTCAAAATAAAGATAATCGAGGAGATGTAGACGTCAGTAAATTAGAAGGTGCCACCAGTCAAACCGTAGAGGCACTAAAAAAAGTTTCACAAGAACTCGCCAGCAAGACTAAAGATATAGTAGAGCCTTTGCAGCGGGCAAAAACGGAGGTAGCACAGAAAATCGGACGTGATACCGTTTTAGGCGGAATCAATACCTCAGCTACTAGAGGCTTTGAAACGCAGGATCTCACTAAATCAATGATGATGGGTATTGATTTAGGGTTAATCGATTATAAGGGTGCGTTGAAAAAAAGCGGCGGAGCTCACAAAGAGGCCACCAAGGCTTCCATGCAAAATTTGGGTCAAGTTATGCGCGCAGGTGCAGATTTGTTCGGTACAGAAAACGCAGCAGACACAATGACTGCTGTGAATGATTTGCTTGGAAACAGTAAACTTGATTTTAACAAACCAGAAGATGCCAGCTACGCAACCGATTTAATGCGTCGTGTAAAAAGCACTGCCCGCGTGACGGGTATAAGCACTGAAGAGATAATGGGACTACACAATACTACCAAGGCACTGGCCGCGGCTAGCCCAGAATTGGGATTAACGGGTGGTGCTGCTCAGATGGAGACTACACTCAAGGCTACGCAAGATGCACACGTTATGGCTTCAGCTATGGGTTCATCTCGAATTAGGGAATTAGGAGGAATGACACATTTTACACAAGAGCAGCTTGCATCTAAAATGTCCGTAAAAACTGAACCAATTAATAAAAAATTAATGGGTATGATGGGGTTCATTGATAATATAGCCGGACTAACCGATACTGAACGTGATAAACTCAAAAAGCAGCTCGTATCAGAAGCCAACGCTAAGCCAATGGACCAAGCAGGACTACAAAATCTGACCAATAGTCTGGCTCAACAATCAAACGGGGCATTTAATGCGATACAGGCGCAGCAGGCACAAAATAGCGAAACATATATAGCTCAGGGTTTTAAAACAAATGAAGCTTTAAAAGCAAAGGGTAAAGGATTAGACGAAGATGCCGCAATGGCAAACTTGTTTAAGACATCAATGCGTTCTGATTTACAAAGTAAAATACTGAGTAAAGGAGGAGCTATCAGTGTTAAAGATGTTGATGAGAATGGTGACGTTTATGACAGAAAAATCACTAGCGCGGACGAAGCCGTAAGTTATTACACTTCTCTGTTTAATCCAGAGAAAGCAAAAAAATTAAATTTAGGAGATAATTCAGAACTATACGCCAGCAAAGTTTTTGGTACAGGTGTGGGAATTGAAGGAAATACACAGACTGCTAGGTTATTTGGTGGTAACGATCCAATGGCCAAATCCAGACGTTTAGCCGCAGAACGATCTATAATGCTAGCTAGTCTTCCTCCAGAAAAACGTAATGAAATAGAAAAAGAACATCGACAGCAAGCTATAGATGAAGAGCGTAAAGCAAAATTGTTATCGCATCTTCAGCAGCCGTTAAATCAGTCAATCACTCAATTGCTTGTTAACGGGCGGTTTGCTCAGGGTGTCGATCCGTTAATGCAAATTTTAAAAACTCCAGAAGCATTAACTGCAGTTGATGCAACCAAAGATGCAGTTAATAAAATGAATTCACTTAAAACAAAGCAATCTCGTGATGCTTTGTTTTATACCTCATCAGGCGGTACTGGTAACGAAACAGAGAACAAGGCCCATTTAAAAGACCTGGGATACTCAGATGCACAGATTGAGCGCATACAGGCTCAACGAAAAGCATATGGTGAAGATACCGTGGGAAAAGCGGCGCTTGAAAAAATAACTGGTGAAGGAAAAATTACGGTGGGTGAATTAGACGCATATTCAAAATTAAGTGAGGACGAATATAATAAAGAATTAGCAGATAAAACGGGATATTCTTATCGAGAAATTATGTCTGCTAAAAGATTTACCGAAAAAACAGGTTTATTGGATGCAAAGGCTTTAGAAAAAAATAAAAATATTAAATTAAATGAAGGGACACTTAGAAACCTTTATCAAGATCAAGCTGCGTATAGAACAATTGAACTAGCTCAAAATAACGCAGTAGATAAAGAAACACTGGCTGAAACACAACAATCGTTTGATGACGCATTAGGTCAATTAGCAGACCCAATCAAGCAGTCTTTAAGAAAGCGTTACGGTAATAGTGAAGGAAAAATTGATGTACGCCAATTAGGGCAGGCGTTTGCCGATCAAGATGTAGGCAACCCAATTAGCGATAAGTCAATCACTAGTCTCAAAAATCTTGGTTTAGCTGGTAAAGACAAATCTCTGAGTGCAGATGAGTATTTAAAAAAACTTAACGAAGGATCTGGTGAGGATGTCAGCATTCTACAGCAAGAAGGAATTACTTCAGGAATTGTCGAATGGGACAGAGACAAAGGTTATACGATGTCAGCCGCAAATAGGGAAAAGTATGCTAGACAAGTAAGTAACTATTACGGCAGACAAGATCTAAGTGAACTCGATTCCGATGCGCTCGGCAAAATTAAAGACTTAGGTACCATTCAAGGTGCAGTACAGGCGTCAACAGATCAAGCTGCAAAAGATTCAGGAACACAACAAGGAAATGGGCCGTTAATTGGTTTAAAAGAAGCCATCGATAAGGCAGTCAGTTCGTTAACTGAGGGAATGGATGACTTAAAGACGCAAGTCGGATCCTTCGCGCAAATAGTGAGTTCAATTACAAGTTTAACAGGATAATTATTATGGGTGGTGCAATTTTTTATAAAAACAAAGGAGGTATGAATGTATTGCCCTACAATCAGGCAACCACACTTCCTATAGAAATGAATTTATTAGATGCTTTAGAAGCCGAAAACTTGGTGAGCATCATTACTGATATTCAAATTAATTTAAGAGATACTAATCAATTTTTTATGAGTTTTGATGATAAAATCCATCATTACCATTTTGGAAAAGGTTTGGGTAGTATTGCTGTACAAGGACTTATTTTACCTAACTGTGATGGCGAATTACCCGGAGTCGATAGATTATTTCAAAATATAGGTCTTATGCGTGGTACGGACCACGAGCTTTCAATCGCCAATACCACATTTACTGTAGTGTTTGTAGATTCGACAATTACATATTCTGGAGACCCCATGACTAATGCAGTATTTCAAATAAACTTTGCTGTGATCGATCATTCTCTTCCCACAACAACAAATCTTAATAAATTGTGTTAAATCATTTTAGAACTTTACTATTAAATTTGAATCATGTTGGTGACAACACCGAGCATATTCCAATTAATTATCTTTCTTTAGACTTACCTAAAGAATTAATTAAAGTATATGATGTATTGTTTCCCAAAGGAATTTCAAGATTATATAAGATATTTCTAATTCAAAATTATTTAAACATAATTAAAGCTGCCGACTTAGAAGCTGAAATTTTAAAATTTGATTCCAGAATTTCATATAGCAATGATCCTAACTTTTTTAAAATAAACAGGATTACTAATCCAATTGTAAGTAATGAGCGCCATCCAATCTTTATATACGGAAAATATGTAGCCAATTCTATCAATCAAAATTATTACGATAACTTCTTAATTTCTCAGATTGATGATACACAGAAAATTAACATATACTCAAAAGTTAAAAAAGTTTACATCAACAACGGCAAAACTTATACGGAACCTACTGACGAAACTGAAATTCTTTTAGACTTTACTGACATAAATGTTTCTAAGCCTATTCCAATTGGTTCAACTGGAATTTCATTTGCAATTGGTAATAAACCAGAATTTTTTGATACCTCAAATAAAACATGGGAATTCATAGTGGAATCTCCTTATATTTTTGAATTTAATAAAATTTTTGAAAGTTTACTGAATACAGAAATCACAGATTCGTTATTTAATTACAGAACCGATATTGATGTAACTAAATACGAAAATTATTGGAAATTTCACTATAATCCTGTATATAGGATTTCTGGATTACTGCTCGCTTTGGCTAAAAAAATTAATACATTATTATGAGTGCGGTTGGTGATATTCAATTTGAAATAAGTGGGCTGGGAGGCATTACACAATCCGCGATAAGTGGTATTGTAGTACATTACGGAGTCAATATGATTCCATACGCAAATCTAGGATTAAACGTAGCCGAAGTTCAAAGACAGGAACCTCAATTGTTATGTAATCCTGATTCTTATAAAAGTAAGTCAAAAATTGTAACAATTAAAATTAAAACAAAAACTGGTTGTATTCAGTTTGAAGGATTTCTAGATGGTATAAGTTTTTCACAATCACCTGGCGGTATTTCTTATACTGCAATTTTAAAATCAAAATTTCAAACTTTAATAGATGTATATCCTAGGGTATTTGGATTAATGCCTGGATCTTTTAAACCTTATAAAACAACAGAATTTGTTAAATCTGGAAACGGTCAAGATAAGGCGGTAAGCACGTTAGGTGTAAACATAGGTGCAGAGGTATCCCCCGAACTTCCAGTTGCAGAATATGTTTCAAAGTTAATTAAGTACGTTGTAACTTCACAACAACAACCTGAGTTAACAGTTAACGCGCAGGACGGTGATTATCTTAAAATTGTTAAGCATGAAAAATATACCGAAAATTTAGATAAAGCATTTGAATTTGTTAATAAAAATTTAGATACATCAGCTACGCGAAAATGTCAAATAACCGGCGTAACTACAGGAGAATGGTTAATATCTTTAATGTTGGGTGACTTTCCAACTTTGTGGGATATGATGGTGGCCATGTATGACGAGATAAACTGCATATTAGTTTGTGGGAACGATAAAATATTTGTTATACCCAAAGCTGAATTTTTAAAAATAAAATCTCACGCGGTTCCCCCGTTTAGAGGAAAAAGTAAGTCACCAAATAAAGCAAATCCTGTTGATTTTAATTATCTAACAATTTCGGATACTGGGTATATAAATGCTAGATACTGTCTTAATGTAATAGATCCCTCTACATACGCACCAATTGGGGGTATAACGGGTTTTATAACCGACAAATTGGGAGTATATGTAGCCGACGATACCGAAGTATCGGATAGTGCAGCTGGGTTGATAACTAACAAACTTTCAGTTTTTGCATTAAACTCATTGAATTACGGACCGAAACCTGATTCAGCTAACGGAAACGCTGCTGACAGTGGAGATCCGCCAGACTCTCCGCAAGCAGCAGCAGATCAACATGAAGCAGTTGTTAATAAAATGGCATCGACATATGACACCCAAAAAGATAAACTTGACCAGTTTGCAAAACTAGCTTTTTTAAGTGAAAAATTTCGTGATAGAGCAGGCTCATTCACTATGACTTTTAATCCCGAATGGGTACCTGGTTCAACTGGGTCAATCTACACCAGAGTTCCAGGTTTATTTTTTCAGGGATTTGTAACGCACGTAACTCACGAAGTCGTAGTTAATATTCCTGATGAACTCAAAGTAGTTACGACAGTAAATATTAGCTGTATTAGGCAGGCTGGAACAACCGGAAATATGCAAGGTGTTGAAGATGATGGGTTTTATTATTACACATATTACGACATGGAAAACTATTGGGACAATTGGCTAAATGATATAACTTTGTGATATGAGTACCGATATTAATAATTTAGTTACTAGCCATAAACGATTAATTGAAATGGAGGCGCAAAAACACGCAAAGTTTATTCCTTTAACATTTGTACAATCGGAAGCTTATCGATTAGCGCATGAAGCTGCGGAGTCATATAAACCGGATTCTGGTTTTAAATTTTCAACTCATCTAACCAATCAATTGCAAAAGCTATCCAGGCTAAGTACCCAATACGGAGGTACTGTACGAGTTCCTGAAAACAAACAATTCAAGATTCACAAACTCAATCAAATAGAACAAGGTTTACATGAAACATTAGGTCGTGAACCTTCAGTCGAAGAATTAGCCGATGCCTCGGGCCACTCATTAGCCACGGTTAACAATTTATTGAGTAATAGGAAAAAAGACGTCAATTTAAACAATTTAACTTACACACCTACATTTATATCTGGTAACAGCGATGAATGGATTCATTTTGTTTATCATGACTTAACTCCTAAAGATAAACTTATTTTTGAACATAGAACTGGTTTTGGTAATAAACCTATTTTAGACAATGCCACATTGGCTAAGAAACTGAAAATGTCACCATCGGCAGTTTCTCAAAGAGCAAAAATAATTTCTAATAAAATTGCTGAAGGAGTAGATAACGAATGAAAATCGAAGACTTAATATCTCTGTACCAAGATCATATAAAGGAACTGGTAAAGAATCGAGTTGAAAATAACCAAAAAGGTTATACCTGGACATATAAAGGTATTAACTACGATAAAGAATTAGAATTAAAAGAATTTCAGGATTTTTTTGATAGAAAAGAACTCAATAAAGAACACAATCTTAGAGCCAAAGAAACAAACACTTCGCTCAAAAAACCGAGCGCCTGGATTCAAACTGAAATTAATCTTATTTATTCATTTCATAAATGTTTTGCTTTAAGAAACAGAACTCGTTTACAATCTTATAGAGATGATCTATCCCAAAAGGGAGTAAGAACCAGAGCATCTTTAAACAATTCCATTGGAAAATTTTTATCTTATAGAAATCTAGCAGAGCAATAACGGTTATGCCTATTTCAGGAACAAGCATAGATTATTCTACACGTAAGAAAGATATTCATATTTTTCAAAATGTAGATGTTAACAAAATTGCCACAATCGCTCCAAGCTTTGGCAGAATAAGCAATTATTGCGCTGGTATACAAAAATTAGTCCAACGTTACACCATAGCATTATTGACCGCAATTGAATCACAACCAGCTTACCCATCATTTGGTACAAATTTATTAACTAAGTTATCTAATACCAACTTAACAATTGATAAGACCAAACTTACACATATTTTCAATTTTGCAAATTATTCAGTCATTAAGTCGTTTAGAACATATCAATCTAATACCGAGGGGTTACCATTAGACGAACAATTAGATACGGCTATTCTACAAAGTATAACTGTAACAAATGGCGTAGCTAGTTTATCTATACAACTTTTCCCTGTGCAACAGACTGCCGTTACATTTTTAATTCCACTTCCTAAAACTTAATTATGGCTGAAAGCATCGAAGATACAAAACTAAGGTTAGAGGCTTTTATTTCTGAAAATTACCCCAACATTGATACAGCCCCAGGTTCGGTATTCAGTGAGTTGGTTATCAAAATGGCAGCGTATTTGCAGAATCCAATTTTTAATGAATTGCAGACTCTAAATCAAGCTAAGGCCATATCTGAAGTTATCGGTTCAGCTACAGATACGTATAGTGCAGTTATCGACGCAGTGGCCTCTAATTATAATACAAGTAGGTTTGCCGGCAAAAAGAGTCAGGGTAAACTTAAAGTTTATATGATTAGAAACACCAACGCGTACATTAACGCCGGATTCACGTTTTACCAACCTGTAGTAAAATTAAATTATAAAACTACAACTAATTATGTGGTTACGACTAATCCAACCGAATTAAATCATTTAAGATTAATTCAACAGGGTGAGTTATATTATTTTATCATCCCAATTGAAGCAGAAAACGTAGGCGCGGAATATCAGTTATCTGATAAGACAAAACTCAGTTTAGGTTCCAATGTTACATTAACTAATTTTACGGATGCTGAAGTTTATGGTAATTTTACTTCAGGTTTACCAGTCGATACAGATAAAATTCTTATTTCAAAATTTCAGCAAAGTTTAGCCAACAAAACTTTACTAAGTAAATATTCAATTCTTTCAAAATTAAAAGAGATTTATCCAATTCAAGCCCTTTCGATTGTTGGAGCCAACGACGCAGAAATGACAAGATCTAAACATAATATTTTTGGACTATCTACGTCAGGTAAGGTTGACGCTTACGTTAGATCTAGCCTAGGTATGGAAACAACCCAATTTACAAAAACGGGCACATACATCGGAAACAATAACTGGACTTTTAGTATTGATAGTGTTGATGCTCCGGGCTTTTATCGAATTATTTCAATATTACCAACACCAACAACTATATCTGCGGAAGATAGAAGTGGTACATTACTACATACAGCGTCATTTGAATTTGACAGCGAAAAAAGCACACAAGTAAATGATATATATACTAATGCTGAAGGGCGCTTTTCAGCATACCAAACTTGTGATGTAATTGTAGAGTTTCCCGCTATTGACGCTATTAAAGACGAAACTAAACGCGATTTTAATTTGTTAGTTTCAAATCAACCATATATTTCTGAAATACAAAATGTATTTTTAGAACCAGATTACCGGGTTGCTTGCGCGGATTATTTGATCAAAGCGGCAATTCCTTGCTTTGTATCCGTGGCGTTAACAGTATACCGCAGAAATACAACGGTAGAACTTCCTATAGAACTTATTAAACAAGATATTTTTAAGTATATAAATTCTTTAGATTTTGGACAAACGTTGATTGCCTCTAAATTAATTGATATCTGTCATAACTACGATATAACCCACGTAGAATTACCAATTAAAATGACTGGTTCTATTTTGGGATTAGACAACTCAGTTATTGAAATACAAAGTAACAACGAATTAATTATACCCGTAAACTATACAGCTGGAGTTACACCCAATACAACTTTGTTTTTTGCTGATTATTTTAATACATCTAACGTAGAAAACATGGCAGAAAGTATTGATATTAAAGCAATATGAAATATTTGGAAGCTCCAATCCACGATTATCCCACCAAAGATAGGACAGATCCAGAAGTACTGTACAGTTCTTTGGGTTCGTTTTGGACTCAGATCTTTGAAGATAAAGCGGTATTAAAAGGATACACACTCGGATTGGCAGAAGAATTAATTCAAAGATATTACGAATTATTAGAAGCCGTAAATGCATATTCAGTAAAAGAGATAGATGTCTTTCATAAAGAAAAATGGCAACCAATTATAGTATACAAATCCAAGTTTAATTCGGCTCCGTTTTTATTCAAACCTGATGACGCTATTTTCGGTCAACAGTCTACAAATGACAGATACTATCAAAGTGTAATTTTTAAATTTGGTTTTTCAAAAAAACCGTCTGCAGATGTTTATTTATATTCTGTCGGAGAAAACTTTAAAGATTTTGGAATTATTGCAGACCGAGTTTTTGATCCTAAATCAATATATATCAATGGTACTGATGTTATTCTAAATGATGGAATTTTATATTTTAATAATAATATATTTGATAATCCTAATTTTCCAAAGTTAGATGTTATTGCTGAAAATGGAGAACCTACGATTTTTACAGACGCGGATGGAGTTACACAACAAGAACAAGTTGCCATTCTTTGGGCGTATGACTCGCATATTGACGAAAATAGGTTATATTATAATTTTGGTTATATTTTTAATTTAAATTTAAACAATAATGAATTTTTTAAAAATATATTGGTAAATGTGATTAATCTACATATAGACGGACCTTCTGTTTCTGCTATTAGAAATATTTGTTTAGCTTTTTTAGATATAAAAGCAGTTATTAACGAGACTGAACAGGTGGTAGAAATTTTTGAAGATAATTATTATAAATTTGTAGTAACGGACAAAGAAGTTTATAAGTTTGACAAACTATATCAAATTAAACCTGAAGTGGTAACCGGCGCAATCTTTAATAGAGGATTTGTTTTTGTAGATGCAGTTGAATATTATGATAATGTAGAAATTCCAAGATGGTGGAAAAGCTCCGCAGTTTTAAATAAAAAATTAGCATTATCTCAATATATCTTTTTAGGAAATTACAGTAATCAGCTTGTTTTTAAAAATGAATTAGATTTAATTTCTTTAGATGGAAATGGAAAAATTATTTTTCCTGTAGAGGGTGCTGAATCCGATGTAAAATTATTTAACCTAACACTTAATGCAGACACTGCCAATGTCTCAAAATTAAAAAACGCATTTAATTTAATAAAGCCAGGTGATTCAGCCGCAATCATACCTGTTGATTTTTTAATGGAAAATTTTTTAAAAAATAATACTTCTTTTTTTAAATTTAACTTTATCACAAACGCACTACAGGCTAAATTTTTAAAACTAATACCTTTGTTACGTTCGCAGCTACCTCCGTATGTTTACTTTATTTTTGGATTAAATTTTAAATTAGCTAACGACGATTATTCAAATCTAAATAACGCTATAACAATTACGTTCGAAAATGGTGCGCAGCTATTAAACGCAGACGGATCAAATGAAGACGGAATTATTGAAAAATCAAGTCCTTATTTTTATAACGACGTTAAAACCAGGTTATTTCAATTAACTCTGGCTATTCCAGCTCAACCGAACGAGTGCGTAGGTGTGGATAAAGGTGCACCGGACGGTACTATAAAAATGAAAGACGGCACCCCACTGCGGGAACCGACTTCGGGAGTTTCAACCAACACCTTTAACAAATTACAATTGCTTGATTTCACTTAATTTATTAAGATAGAAATTACATCATCATGGAACACCAAATCACAGAAGGCACAAATATCAAAATGCAGGGTTTCTATAAAATCTGGCAAGTCAATCCACTTACGGGCGAAAGGCAATTGCTCAGAGATAATAAAAATCTTATTTTATTCGGTGGAGCTGACTTATTAGCCAGAGCAATGGCTGGTGTGAAGTATTCAAATATTTCTCACCTTTATGTTGGATATAAAAACCATGCAGACGATAACTTTGATAAGCCCACAAATGACAGAGCCTACAGTTTTAAATTTTCCAGTTATAGTGAAGGAAACAAACTTGGATATTTGCGCGTTCCACTGGCTTATTCTCCTTCATTCTTAAATCAACCTAATTACGAAAACAATATTGCAGTGTTCACAGGCATAGTGACTCCAGGTATCGAAAGTAACGGTGCTGGTTTCCTTGCTGATAACCCGGCCAATATAGAACCAAGTCAAATATTTGAAGTAGCTTTAGTTGCCGCCACCGAACCGGCAGGTCAAGGAGGCGACGTAGTGTTTTCTAGGGCACATTTTAGTCCATTGTTATATAATCCTAGTTACAACTTAACTATCACCTGGGGAATACAGTTTACTGCATAATATGTCTATTACTCCTTGGATTCCTACTGTAAATAAAATTGCAAATGGTGACGATGTTAGTGCCGAGGTAGTCAATCCTATCTTGGCACAACACACGCAACGTGAGCAGCATCTTTATGAAAAATTTGCCACAGTTGCAAACAAATCTGTTTTAATTGCATATGAACAGCCTTTGTTACCAGATACCCAAGCCCAGATTAAAGAAAATCACGTAGTATATTATCATAGAAAAATAGTAAACGAAGTTCCTCAAGAGGGATTAACTCTTGCCCAAACGGCATTTGAGGTGACTGTAAATAGTTCCGCGTTTACAACCAAAACTTCCGCCTACTGTTTTGGTTTAGTGAAGTCCATATACAACACAAAGGCTGACGTTTATTTGGTGGGATTGGTGGAACTGACAGTAAATATTGATAATGTGGCTTACGGATTAATTCAATCAGATGAATGTGCTCCAGATAGTGAATTCGAACCGGGACCTTTCTTTTTATCTAGAACCGAAGCTGGAAAAATTACAAGAAATCCAGGAGGTGTAGCCATCTATGTGGGTTACGCGTTGAATCGCACGTCATTTTTATTTGCACCTAACGTAAGTGAATTTAATCAGTTTTTTACAACTTATAAGTTTAATATCCTGGATCGGCCGATTGGGAAACCCAAATACGTCGCAGGTCATTGGACTATTGAAAACCCGGATACGACAAGAGTGGGTTGGATTGGAGTTGATGACCTGACTCAGGCTCAAATAGATATCGCACCAGTCGGTGCTAAGTTTTTCTATAATCTTCCAGCTGATATCGAAAGTGACACAGGTATAGATGTTGGCACGTCAAAACCTAGGCGGCTTGAACAAATAGAGCTCGCTAAGGCGTTACCACCAAATCCCCCAAATCTAACATTTTTAACAGTTAACGGCATTGTACAAGCAGACATACAAAGTGACTCTATTTCCGGTACATATAAAGTTGATGATTTGGGCATTTGGTGGTTTAGCGACTTAGACGGTCAACAGCCTTGGGCGGAAGATTTAATTGCTTCATTACCATTCACTATAGATGCTACTTCAGATAAATTAACATTTAATAATGATCATAAATTTGAATTAGCCGATCGAGTGAAGTTGCTAACCACGGGTTTATTTCCAGATGTAGATGGCGGCGACGATTTGAATCCCGACACGGATTACTACGTAGTAGAAATTCCCGAAAACAACACAATTAAACTAGGCAGGGTCGCAGGTGGAGGGCCAATTGATTTCACTTCTACGGGTTCCGGTACTTTATCCATCCCGCAACCATATATTTGGAAGTTTAGTTCTGGTTCAGAAGAACAACGACCAAAAACATATTTGCAATTTTTGAAATTTAATCCTGCTTTAAAAGAAGGTGTTGTGACCTCGCTTAAGAAGTTTTATCCAAATTCTAATATTCTTAAATTTTATAAAAATAATTTTAGTACGACTCCAGCCATAGAATCTAGTGTGGGAGATTTATATGCTAAAGTTTTTTTAGAATTCCTCGCAGGCACACCGGTTAGTAATTCTGCCACCGCGATTAAAACATTAGAGTATGTTGAATCTACTGGAAAGGTAACCGTAACAAACACACCGGTAGTAAGTGTGTTGGAAGCAGGTGCAGGTATCACGCTTACTTCCAGCGGTGAAGGACGCTATATCGTTTCTTCATCAAGCAACAGTACTTCAGGAGTAGTTAGCAACATCGAACCCGACGGCGCAGAGTTGATTTATAGTGGATTACATTCATATATCAATATGACTGTTCCATCGGTTCTGCCATCCAAGATTTTAGGTAAAATTTTGTTACCTTATTCAATTCCCAATAACGATTTGACTTTTGTAATGCTGTTGATGGCAAACGAAACCACTTTAGTAGCAAAAAATGTTGATTTTGATTTTAGATATTCAATTTCAAAACCAGGTACAGTTCTGGGTTCGACGATATTTCCGACAACATTATCATTTGCACTACCAGCTAAATATACAGCTAAAACTGTATTGAAAGTAGGCAATACTGCGGGAGCTATCCCACTTCCTGCTTTTAAAATTCCGGCAGCTCAAATTTCAGGAGGTGACTGCGCAGTTAACTTTGAATTGTTTAGAAAGCGTTCTGAGACCTCCCCATTAGACAGCGTGATAAGTATTATAGATATTTATTGGAAAATAGGTTAACAGTATGGCCAATATTGATAATTTAGATTTTCTTAATTTAAATTCATTAAGAAATTATCCAATACGTGAGGGTTTATCTCGGGTTAGTACAGACGGAGGGTTTACAATTCCAAATAATTTTTTAGTGGAATTGCAATTAGCCGCTACATATGATCCGTCTCGAAGATTCTATATTTCAAAGTTATCAAATTTTGAATCTGAAATTACCGTTCAAATTTCAGATTATAGCGGTGCAATTGTTGGTGTATTCGTAATTACCACGGCTACACACACTACGTATAAAGAATATTATTTAGAGGCGACAGAGGCGTTTGTAGGAGCAACAGGAATTATGACCATATGCTCGTTGCAGAATATTCAAGAAACTCCTACAGGTAATTTTACTTTTACACCTCAGGCAACAGAATTTGAAGCTCGGACATCTATACCTGCGTTAAAGGGCATTAATCGACTTATTTTTAAAACAGCCGCAGGAAAAACGTTTGGTGTTACCGGTGATGTCGAGATCTTGGCTAGAACTAACGTTAGATTCAGTCAGGAGCCAATTACAGGCATGATTGTTGTGGATGCGGCTGAAGGTATAGGCTTAAACGCAGATTGTGCGGCACTATATCCCTGTATAAAAACTATTAATTCGATACCTCCCGATAGTGACGGAAACTTTACATTAGATTTTTCATCTTGCGCTAGCCTAACAACCATTCCAGCGGGAACAGGATTACTCCTCGAAGACGTATGCTGCAAACCGTGTCAAGGTTGCAATGACATCGCTGAATTAACCAATAGGCTCAGTTCTTTGGAATCACAATTGTTGACCTTAAGAACTTATTACGATAATTTAAATAATTTATTCATTCAGTATAAAACAACTGTTGATTTCACCTGTGATTGTCAAACCTGATGATTCTAGAGTATTTAACCAGCAATGGATTAAATAAATATCCATTTGATGATAGTGCTACTTTGCGTAATGTGACCGGTTTGGCAACATTACCAAATAATCTTTTTTTAGATTTATTAGTAGTTTCTAAAATAGATTCTGGCAATGGTGCCTTTATTCATAAAATATCAAATAATTATACTGGAGAATTAACTGAAGAGTTAATCTTTACATTAGGGGTGACTCTTTTTGATTCTTCTGGAAGTACTGTACATATTTTTGAATTTGATATCCCGTTTGATGAAGTAATTGAAAAAGAATTCTATGGAATGGCTGACGATTCCGTAGCTGTTAAAGTTGTATTCGGAACTGGGTTTATTGAATATAAATTTAAAATAATAACGGATCCTTTAATTTTTTCAAAAAATGCAACTACTTTAGTCGGCTCAGCTTTTGTACCTATGGTGCCACGAGTCAAATCAATTGCCTTCTACAATTGGGATAATGTAACGCAGACCGCGCAAGAAATGCCTGAAGCTTATTTTGCTGGTGACGAAGACCCACCACCAGTCAATGTTACGTTGAAAGAAGGCGCAAACACTGCTTTTTCTCAAAGTAAAGAAAATCAAATTATATGGGATGTACTTCCTGGGGCTGGTATAGGACTTTATAATGACTGTGATGCAAATACAGGAATTAAAACTATTAATGGAATAGAGCCTGATATCTTTAATAGAAACTTTTTAATGTTAGCTGACGAATGTTATCGAGTTTTGCCAGGGCAGATAAATGATGTAGGAGAATTAATTCCTGAATCTGCCTCATTATCTTTTTTAAATACATGTACCCCGAAGTGTTCATCTGACAATTTAAAAGCTTTTGCAAATTATTTAAATCGAATTCGCGACGGAACTGTTTCGGTATCTGCATATGCAGCCAATGTTTACAACAATATGAAAGACGAAATTGATCTGTATAGAACTACAGTCGATGCCGTTAAACGGACTCCTAAGTATAACGTGAGGTGGATTAAAAATCAGTCAATCACTGGTAAGTATTATTTTTCAATTGCTGCGTCTTTTGCAAATCCTACGATTAATTCAGAATCTTTAATTCTTTCAATTGTAACAGCCGGCAACATAGCTAGATTTAAATATAGGCTCGATAATGACACCACAATATTAACTAATGCAACCGAACTTGAAATAGAAGTTCCGTGTGAAAAAACATTGTATTTGGATATTGTTATCAGTACGTATATTCCAATATCTTTTACATTTAACGGTTCGTTTGGACCCACCACCATAGCTTTCACTGACCAACTAGTTTGATATGGCGTTTATTACTTTAGATTTTTTAAATAAAAATATGTATAGGAAGTATCCTATATGTGCAAGTTCATCTCATATATTTACTGACGGAGTTGAATTACCTCAAAAATTAATAACCTCTATACAGGTTACTACACTTAAATCTTTAAGTGATGTTTATATTTACAGAATAACAGTTTCAGATAGTTACTTGAGTATCCTTTTGAAGGAAAATAATACTGGATTGTCTATTGGTAATTTCTACGGACAAATTCAGCAAAACCAACAAACATTAATTATGGAGCCTTTGATATCTTTGGCTTCCGGTTCAATAACTATCGGAGATTTTACAGTTTTGACTAGTTTGACTGGTACACATTATTTAGATTATAAAAATGGAAAATTAGAACCTTCGACTGTTTTCTGTTTCACACCCCCAGGCGTAACTGCATTTGCGTATCAAGATGCAAAAGCTACAGGCTATGTAAATATATCAAGTGCTTCAGTAGTTGTATCCAGTTCTTCTCCACAAATTAATTTATCCGCTAAAAATCCAAAAACGATTTTATCCAATAATGATCTTGCAGCTTCACTAGCAAATTGCCCAACTCCATTAATTAAAAAAATTAATACAGTACTTCCTGATTCAAACGGCAATATTGATATATATGGAGTCGTACCCATTCAAATCAGTGTAACAGACGGAGTTAATTTACAATTAAATACGGTACCCGAATTAACCTTTAAAAAACTTTGTCCAGAAAAGGATAAAATTTTACCACCTGCAGACGATACAACCACCGTATATTACACAGATATTTTTGAAACTTTAATACCTGAATGGCAAACTTGGGATAATTCTTAATTATTATTTATGGCTAAAGTTGGTATATTAAGTTGGAATAATGAAACAAGTTTATCTCCGTATCCTTTAGTTTCTTCTTTTGGATACGATGGGTTTATCATTGATGCAAATTTTATTCAGTTTGATGGATTTGTGCCCGTATTAAAAACCATTACAACAGGAAATAATTTATTTGAACTTGTAATTCAATTTGATAAAACAACTAAAATAATAACAATTGATAAATCAACGCTTCCTAACTCACCATACACAATTGTAATAAAAGAAGGTTCTAGATATTTGGGTAAACTTGTATTGGGGGCTAACGCTGTTTATCTTTATGACGAGTTGGCCAATAGAACATTAAACATAAATTTAAAATTTTTGGCATTTTTAGTTAAAAGTATTCCGTCAAAAGCTGGCGTATATAAATTACAATCTAACTTCGGAGAACTGCAAATTACCAGTGATGAAAATATTTCATACTCGGTTACAGGAAACAATGTCGAAATTAACGCGGTATCTCTTGGAGCTATATCTCCTGATTTATATTTAAAAACCGTTAATGCAGTACCACCTACTAACAATAGTCTTTATATTAAAGATTCAGATACGATAAAAATTACTCCGAGCATAAATACATTCACGGTGTCTTTACGTGGGTTAAGTGTGGGTAATGTCGTTGCCCAGCAAAACAATACATTGCCTATTAATTCAAATCCTTAATATGTCTGACTCGTTGGTAATTGATTGGTTGAATGAAAATGAACTTCGCGCTTTTCCGTTAAAAGAAGCGATAGTAAGAACTGCCGATTCTGAATATAAATTGACAGATAACGTTATTGTTGATGCTCAGTTCGTATTTGAATCTCTTGAAGAGACTACCGCTTTAACGCAAATAACCGTAAATTCCGACACTGTTGACTTTGTAATCGGTGAGTTGACTTTTACTAGTCATTTAGGCGAGCCATATCCACAATATTTAAGGCATAATTTAGGTAGCTTATTGGTTATAGGATCTGGTGCAAAAAACATACCTGTCGGTGAACATAATTTTTCTAATGTAATATTTGAACCTAGCGTTTCTTGCGAATTTGGTGGAGAATGGTTAGGTGTTAAGAATATAAGTTTTGAAACTTCAGAAAAGTTAACTGGAATTATTAATTTAATAGAAGGCTATCAAACTGATTTAAATATTATTTCAGATACTATCTATATTGAATTAGGTAAGTACCTTGGTAAACATATCCGCTGTGATTCATTCGGTAATATTGAAAATGATTGTTCTTCAATTGTTTCATTTATTAATGGAGCTGCTCCAAATTCAAAATCAGAAATTTTTTTAAAAGGTGATAGCAACATCGTGATTATAGATGATCCAGCCAATTATCGAATATTCATTGGTGCAATTTTTACAAGCGCAGAAGATATCTGCCAAGACATCCCGCTCAATCCTGCTCTTTAATTGACAAAGAGAATTATTTTGATACAAATCTCACATGAATGAATTAGTACAAATTTCTAGTATTAGTGCTTTTATAGACTTAGCTAAAAAATATCCTTTGTTAGTTAATTTGCCAGCGATGTCTGCATTAAAAGATATCGTGACTGCGGAACAACCTAAAAAGGGATGTGGTTGTTCCGCAGGTTTCAAACAGGCAAATGAACTAAATACCTACCGCCCCATGTTTGAAGCTGGAATGTCGATGTTATCAGACCAAGATAAAGAATCTTTTAAAAATATTTTAAATGCTAAAAAGATTTGTTATTTTATAAAAGATACTAAAGGACAGATTAAAAAATATTGCTTCTAATATGAGACTTCAAGACGTTTACTATACAACTAAAAAAATGGATACTTACCCTGAACCATTGGGTAAGCCAGCACCGGTATCGGTATATCAGGGAGACGACGTTATTTTTGATATTTATTTAAATTACGAATCTGAACCTGTGGAGCTTGATAGATGGTATGTTACTGCGCTTCTTAAGACAACGGCATATGCCACCACTTTGCTGTGGGAAGGGGCGCTAGGTAATTCCAACGAGCATTTCAGTAATCACATCGAAAAGCTACCAGCCCCAGGAATGTATAGAATCAGTATCCCCGCCTCGTTTACGAAAGATCTGATCGCGGGGACCTATTGGCTCGATGTTGCCATTACTGAGCAGGCTGGTGCAGGTAATCGTGATTTGCGCAGAACCATCGCAAGATATCCATTTTCATTAGAGTACGCAAATACGGCAAGTAATGTTGTATTTGAAAGATCTACGTTGCTTAAGTCGGTTCCTGAACCAGTTAATTATACTAGCGTAAATTCGCCACCTTAAAAACACACATTGCCTTGTTGACCCGAATTGGCTAAGGGCCTCGATTTGTAATCGAGAATGAGGGAAACCTCTTTGTGGGTTCAAACCCCACACAAGGCTCTCTGTAAATATTGCAATATTGTGGTATAATATATTACGGATGCATTAACTTATTAATAAGCATCACGATTTTTTAGCCCACTGATAATAAGGGGTCATAGCTCAGTTGGTAGAGCGGTAGCTTTGCAAGCTATAGGTCTGGGGTTCGAATCCCCATGGCTCCATTCTTCTCACAAAGGTCACAGCGGCATAGTAATATGCTTCTAGTGACCTTTGTCCCTTCCTGAATTTGGAACGCTTATTTTTTAACTACGAGGTAGAACTGTTAAGCAAGAAATTTATTCTAATTCTACAATTACTCCAGAATTAAAGCTGTCTATAATCAGCAGCGCTTGACTAAAAAATTGAGGATCAATGATTGGTACTCCTAACCCAGCTTTCAAAAACTTTTCTTTGATTCCTCTGTGGAACTTATAATTGGTTGTAAAAAAGGATTCGTCTAATTCAAATGGAGCAGCCTGATTACCAAAGTGAAGTAGCCCCATTCTAAAAAACTTATTTCCGCGTTTGACGATCTTCTCAATATCTACAGTGAAGTTGGTCACCTGCCGCAATCCTCCTTTGCTATAGATGTAGTACATGTTATCCCGCTTAAGGAAAGTCTTGTTACCTATGATGACTTGTTCTTCCCTGACCCTGGTCCAGTAAGCTTTAAGCTTTTGTCCTGTAATTTGTTCCGCTTCTTGTAGTTGGGTATAATTCAGTTTACCTACGTAGTTTTTTAAATCTTCGGCTCTACCCGTATCCACGATATGCTGTAACGGAGAAGTAGAGAAAGCAGAATGCTGAGATTCAGTCCATATCCGTATACAGTCCATTACGTCGAGATTTGGGCTTAGGTTGACGATTTGCTTGTTGGTCCAGTAGTCAGCCTTGTAATCCCATATAAAGCCCGGTGTGGTAGTGAATTCTTTTATATCAGAAATTACATTGTTACTTTTTATATTTCCATACCAACCCTTCTCATCATTTATCCACAGTGAATGTAAATCACCTATGTTATTAAACGAGCAGTATTCTAATGATGCAATATGAAGCGGGGTACAAAAAGTTGGTATTAAGAATTTACCCCTGAGATCTTTCTTTGGCCAAGGCAGCATACTGAACTTTTCTATCAGATTTCCCGTAATAATACCTACACCGTTCTCAATCAGTGCAAGCATGCCATTTTCAGCCAACGCCTCCTTAATCGGAATCTTCTTACCGCCGGTGCTTATTCGGTAGGTGTCCATCTCCCGTTTCGCCATGGCATATGCCGCCGTCCAGAGTTGGGTTTCTAATAGGTTGTATTTCAACTTACTTTCAGACAAATCTGAATACGCCAAATCGAAATCCAGATATTCGGGTTTCTCCTTTGAAATTAGAGCGTATAGTTGCGCCTGATCATCCCGACTCACAATCTCAAATACATTACCTATAAACGATTGATCTGTGTTGTAAGCATACCAACCGAACGTAGGTAGACGTACGAACTGATAATCCGTGTAACCAAGTCTGGTACAGAATTTAGGTAGGTTTACTTTTGAGTTGAAATCGTTAATTTTCAATGTAAGTTAATTGTATTATTATTTTTTTGCTAGTGAAGAAACTACTTGAGCAAAGACATTAAAATGTTAATATTGTTAATATGATTAATTGCATCGATCAGTCTAAAGATTACTCGAATAAGGAACTTTATCAATATTTATCTGGGGTTAACATCCCTAGCTTTGTAAAGGAGGCTGCGGTTTCAGATTTAAAGTACGCCGGTGTTCTAACGAAGTCAGCATTTGCTGATCAGGAAAACCGACTATTCCCAATCAATTCCAAGGCAAGAGTTTATGTATCTAACGCTTTCTTTATAAATAAGCGTGCTGAACTCGAAAAGCTACAAGGTAAAGTTCACGTAGAGAAGACAGCTGAAATGTTGAAGCTTGCTTCACGTATTTTCGGTATTGAAGAGGAAGTTGCAGAATATAACAAAATTGCGTCAGAGCGGCTTAACGCAGCTCCAAAGGATCGCTCGATTGTATTTAGAATTAAGACCGCCAAGGAGCTTAGCGAGATTGACCTATTTGCGGTTAAGACCGCAGGCGACGTAACCAGGCAGGCGAAGGGGTTTGTGGACAACATCAACAAATATCCATTTGAGTGGCGCAGAGGCATTGCAGAGCAGTTTGTGAAGGCTGCGGAGGTATTTGGTCTCGACGAGCTACCAGACCTAATCCTTAAGTATGCTGGGCAGTTCTATCCAGATCTGAATCACGTAAAGCAGGAACTTGCTCGCAGGATGACTAAGTTGTCCGAGGAAGGCAAAGTACGCTACCAACAGTTGATTGACGATGTCGGTAACACCTCATCAAAGGAAGAGTTTTTCAAGTTAGCAGAATGCTGCTACTATACTGAAAAAAGTGCAGGTTTGTACGACAAGGCATTCTATAATAAAATCATAGGTGACCCTGTAGATCAAATCTTCACATTGCACTTTTCTAAAGTAGCATCCGATACAGATGTGATTGAGATGGGTGGAGAGAAGTTTGCAGCTGCTGATTTAGCCGGAGTACCATCCGACGTTTATCATCAAGCCTTTGGATTTGAACTTGATCCAAAGAGTGCAGAAGCAAAAGATATCCTACCAACCATGCCAAAGGCAGACGTTGCGCTATTTAAGCAACTTAGCGGTATTTCATCTATTTAATAATAATATATTAAGTAAATTTACGAGCCGACTACTGAAAATCTTTGGTAGTCGGCTCAAGTTTTTTTATGAGTAAACAGCAAAAATTAATCATAGCATTAGGCTTAATGTTATGTTACATATTACTGGGAATTGTATTCCTAGGAATCAAATAATCATCGGGTCGTCGCCTAGCGGCTATGGCACTTGTTTTGGGAGCAAGTTATCGGAGGTTCGAGTCCTCTCGACCCGACCATCAAACAGTCTAACACATGGACAAAGCAGATAAGATCAAATTATTAATTGAGTTCACGTCTATAAGCACAGACCTACAAAGTGCATTTAGAACAAAAGTTGACGAACTTCCTATTTATGGGGAAGAAGAAGACATCCTTAGATTAAAGGATAGAGTGCTAGATAAGATTAACAAGAAATATGAGCAGTTCACAGAAAAACAAGTTTCTGTATATGACAAGCTATTATCCGAAGAAGCACTAGATGCAAGTATTGAATTCTATACATCAGAAACGGGACAAGAAATTTTAGCAGCGATGCCTAAAATTTATGAAGCCCTAACCAAGTTGGGTATAGAACTTAGCAAACAAATCATGTCCGAATTGTCAGATTTGATTGACTCTAAGGACGAAGACGATTTAATCTAAAACTTTAATGGGCGGTTAGCTCAGGGGTAGAGCGGCTGCTTTACACGCAGTTGGTCGGGGGTTCGAATCCCTCACCGCCCACCATCTTTATGTACAAAGATATATTTGATAATCCGCTAGCGCCGGGTGATCTAATTATTCATTCCGCCGGTCGAGGATTGCTGGCTTATTCTGTGGTTCGTGAAATCTGCGATGATAAATTAAAAATCGCGTATCCAGTAGAAATAGTAGATGGATTATATCGCATTAGAAAATCATCACTTCGATCAGCACAAGTAGTAAAGATGCCAATAGACGCGATGCAAAATTGGCAATTTACAGAATTAGCAAACGAATACAGAAACCTTCAAGAAAGAATTAGTAATGGCGATAGATCATTTTAATAACGAATTATATGTAGGTGATTTGGTTGTCACAACGTGTAATACCATCCAGCGCCCAGGAGTAATTGTAAAAATTACTGAACATGAGTTACGTGATGGGCATAGCCAGGGACAATCGTATGCTACGTTTAAAATAGCGTATACTTCATTAAGTTGGGACCCTGACATCGGTTGGGAACGCAGATCCGAATTAATGCGCCTTCACAAAGTGGAGGAGTACTATAACTATATGGTTGCTAAGAAAAAATACGTACAAACAACCGAGAGTTTCCGGTTGGTGAAAATCTCAGCAGATCAAATGAGAAATACCCCTCGTAGAGCGGAGTTCGAATTACTAATGGAGATTCAAGCTGAAACTCTACGCAAGCATCAAAAAACCTTGAAATAAAAATAATTAAGTTTATAGATAAGTAACAAGCGGAGATGGCGAAATGGCAGACGCGCTGGTCTTAGAAGCCAGTGGTGAAAACCGTGGGGGTTCAAGTCCCCCTCCCCGCATTACTTTATATATTATGAAATACTTAATCGCTTGGTTACCCACTCGAATCATGTACTGGATTGGTCATATGATCAGTCTAACATTGTATTTTGACTGTGTGGATTTATATCCGGTATACAACTGGTTTATGATTTATTCCTCGGTCATTGACGAATGGGGTGAAACAGATTTATGGCAATTGCCAAAAAATGAAGAATAGAAATTATGAGCATTTATAATGGTTGGTCAAATTGGGAAACTTGGAATTGTAATCTGCATCATCAATCCCAGTTTTTATCATTGACCGAGAACTTGGTAAAAGAAAAGCCAGATGCGGATATGGATGAAATGATAGATAGTTTGGCTGCTTCTTTTGAAGAGCATGTTGAGACATCTATGGATATAGAAAAAATACCTGATGGATTCGTAAAGGATCTTTTGTCATCCACTTGTCATAGAATTAATTGGGATGAGATTGCACGAGCAATGATAAACATAACAACTCATAGTTCTTCAGTACTCAAATGATTAACAAAATACAATGCAGAAAGTGTAATGATATAATCGAATCCACACACAGGCATGATTTTAAATTCTGCAAATGCAAATCAGTATTTGTAGACGGAGGTAGAGATTATATTAGACGTGGTGGTGATCCGAATGATATGATTGATTTAAGCGATATACCGGATCAATCACAGGCCGATTACAGCGCCTCAAAGATTATTCAAGGTGAAAGATAATTGGACAGGTGGTAGAGTGGTCTATTGCGACAGTCTTGAAAACTGTAGTACTGAAAGGTACCGTGGGTTCGAATCCCACCCTGTCCGCCATTAGTATGAATACAACCCGCGTTGAATACCTTGTAGGATTTGAAGGCATTGGCGCAAACTTTTGGACTGAATATGAAACTCTCAGTTTGGAAGATGCACAGGAAAAGCTAGCATTTAAAAAACAAAAAAAACCAGAACATGAGTGGGTTTTAATTAAGAAAACAGTTTCTCTAGAACTACTTAATTGACTTCAACTTCCCGCAATTGCGGAGGGGTGATTCCGAAAGGAGTTGCCCCATTTTTTTATTGCGATTTGAATAAAAACTGTTTATAAGTTAGGTTCATACTCAGTTAATACAATTATTCAAATACAAAGCAAATGATACAAACTATGAACGTATATTCGTTTATTTCTTTTGGTTATGGGTTTAGGTAAGAAAAAATTTGAAGTCGCTGGAAACTTCGAAAAATTCAAACCCAGGAATAAGTCAAAGGAAGGTAAGCGAATAAACAAACCTAACAAACAAAAACGTCGAAAAGAAAATTACTAAATTGCAAACCTTTCTGCCGTATCGCAGTTTTGAGAAAAGCGCCGAAGTATTAGATTACAGACGATTAGGTAAACAAAGAGTAGAGTGTCTACAATTGCTAGCAGTAGGCATAAAACTGAGAAGCACACCCAAGGTTCCATGGATGAATCACCCAGCTAGGCTAATGTGGGTGGGGCACGAATATCAACTAGCCAAATATGGTTTAGTTATGTGTACGCAGTGGATTAACCTGGGTTACAAGGATACGTGTTATGATAAAATTAGCGCGTATCTAGATTTATATTCTGATCAATCCGATCCAACTTGGTTGGGAGATGAAAAGCTACATGCCTCTCATAGAGCCGCCTTGTTGCATAAGGATTTTTCTTTTTATAAAAAATACGATTGGAAAGAAGCCCCAATCCAAGACTACATTTGGCCCGTCCAAATTAACAAAGAATAAAATATGATTTTTTCTAGAAATATCTTTAAAGAAGAAAAAGCTCCTTCTTTCGCATTATTAGTTGCTACATTAAATAAATACGGCAATGCAGCCCTCACGTGGGAACCTGAACTGCTAAAGCACCAGATCGAATCCGATTATGATATCACGGTAACAGACCTACAAGCTGACAAGCTCCAGGCTGCAATTACCGTTATGACCACAAATCAATTTGAAACAGATTGGCGTGTGTTTGAAGTTGTAAGTAATTTGTTTAATAACTCTGCAACAGATCATATGGAGATTGATCCTCTAGAAGCTGAGGAAATTGCCGTAGCTTTGGCTGAGGTCGCCTTGATCAAGCAAGGTACCTCCGATGATGATGAGAAAATTGATTATAGCGATGAAGTCAAGGCCTACGCCGGTAAAGTATTTTACGAATACGGCATGCACAAAGCACCAAAGATATTTCTAAACGCAATAATGCCGGAATCTTCTCCGGCTAACGACGATGATAAAAATGAAGCATTGAAAGAGCTATTCAATGCCAGGGTGGAGTTTATCCTAGACTACTTAGAAAAGAATAATTAATGAGTCTTAATGACAAACTTGATGACGCAACAATCAATTTACGTTGGTTGAACGCGCAAGTAGACGATTATCATAAAGAACTTCTCGCATTGCCGGAAGGTGATACTGAGAAGTTTCAAGAACTTGAGAATAAGTTGAAAAACCTTTATTCAAAAGTCAGATTCGAATTACGCAATATTCACAAGATAATGGATGACCACGGGTTGAACGGTTAGTCGGTATTTGTTAATTCCAGCGCCGAGCTTGATGGTCCAGCCAAAAGCGGATCACCCACAGCGGTATAAGCAGCCACCACTGCATAAGTCAGCGCGTGTAAGAAATCGTCTGGTTTAGTTGGATCGTGACGATACATCAGTTCTTGCACTAAGGCGTTTTCTTTGACTTCAATGAATTCATTAAGAATATCGCCTAAAGCAGTTTTCATTTCTCCATAATCAGGGAAAAGAATTTTGCCACCCTTCAACATACGGAAGGTGAATGAAAGACAATCGCTTCTGTGTAAGACGTAGCGGTTTTCTTTCCAGCTCTGTGCACCTCTTGGCATGTCATAGAACTGTACAACCTTCCCGTGCCCGTAGCGGGCTATTAGGATGCGCTGCGGGGTAACTAGCTCACCAAGTTCGTGCGCTCTGATTGGATCAGGTCCACCGTCGGCAGTTACAACCGATCTAACCTTATTTGACATTTGAGCCACTTCTTGAATATGTTCTTTGTAATTTAAAGATTCAAAGATCTTGGCGTCAAATACTTCGTAAATTCCATCATCTCGAATAGCTCCGTGTACAACAGCTGTTCGAGACGTAACCATATTCACACCCCAGTCAACACCTGAAGTAAACTTCTTATATCTAGACTTATGCTCATCTAAAATCTTAAATTCTCCATTAGGTCCACGACTAGGTCCTAATACACACAACTTCTTTAGTTCTAGTTCCGTGATGGGTTTCATACCTACATCGTAGGCTAAGCCAAAAACCTCGTTATAAATTTGGTGTACACCATATTTGCCGTCGGTGACTTTTCTATAGATTTCACTCCATTCTTTCTCAGTTTGATTATAAAACGGAAGAATCGGCTGAGCTAGATGATAGCCGACGACATTTGGTTTTTTACCAGTACCAGGTAGATAGCTAGAAACCCATTCACCATTGACGGTGTTCAGCACTTTGCTACACGCGGAACAAGAAAACCCATCTTCCCGAATCATCTTAATCGGGTTGTTTTCAATAGTAAGCATATTCCAATGATTGCAACCTTCGCATTTGGTTGCCCACTCCAACATAGCTGATGTCTCCCAAAGCCTATTAATGGTGTTATCTGTAGTTAACGGTGTTCCGGCAAAGAACTCTCGTTTAAATTCAGATAATGCCATTGTTTCTTTGATAATCGGCAATATATCAAAATTCATATCTTGAACTTCGTCGTGGATATTATGATCAGTAGCAGGTCCACGACACCGAGTTGCATCTTCCTTGGCGTATTTGAATAAAATTGAGCTGTTTGAGTCAGCAAATATTTTTTCGTATACGTCGTTCTTTTCCCATCCAGAGACGAATAGTTTTTTGACGTCTGGACTATCAAACCTCGGTCCTACATAGTTTGATGAAAAGTATTTTGTAGATGCTTCTTGAGGAGCCACGTAAAGCATGTGATAGTGATTCCACCTGAGTAAATTCAAACAAATGATGTTACTCAGTAGCGTTGATTTTAAAGTTTTTCTACTGCACTTTAAAAGCAACTTTTGAGGCATATTGTCATATATGTACCTCATCATAGGAAAGCGGGATAAATCCTGACGTCTCCCTTCGTTGTCGTTCAAATATTTTTCAATAAATGCCGAAGTTGGTATTTGGGAAAATATGAGCTGCCTCGCAAGGAAAACCGATTTAGGGATTTTGCTATTAAACAAACTAACTATTTTAGATTCCATAGATGAGGAAGTCGAAATACCGTAAAGTACCTAAAAAAGATTTGGATAATGTAGAAATCCTGATTGAACTGTGTTTTCGCTGTATAGAAAGATTTTTAATAATAACCGAACAAATAATTGTTCGTGCAATTAAAAATTTATTGTCTTAAAATAAGAAAACTTCTTAATTAAGTCAAGTTATATGCGAAAAACCTTACGTAACTACATATCAAGAGATAAACGCGTGGAGCCCATGCGTAGAGTTCTAAGTCCCAAAATTCAAACCGGGACTGTCAAAGGAGCATTGGTAAATAGAAAGAATAAAGAAGCTGGTGAACAAAAAGAGATTTAAAATTGGAGATCGTGTTGTAGTGGCGCAAATGGATTTATTTGATAATTCATTGCTAGGCAAAAAAGGTACGGTTCGCGGATATAGGCAGACAGCTCCTGTATCAATTGAACTAGAGCTCGATGACAAAGAGACACACGTCATCGAGGAAGCAGCCGTGGAGTTTGCTAACATTAACGACATGTATGGGACGACCGAAAGGTTCTAAGAATAAGCCAAAACCGTTAGTTCCAGTTGTTGAAGTTAAAGTTAAAAAGGTAAGAGCCGCAAAAGCCTCAGTAAAGAAACAACCAAAAGTTGTAGACGAGCCTCCACCTGTTCCTAAAAAGCGAGGCCGCAAGCCCAAACCAAAGTTGGACTTACCATCAGAGGTAATTCCAACTGGGCCTGCGTTTATCCCATTGAATATGAATAATTTCGTATTTAACGAGCATCTGCTCCTTAGATACGCAACTTATTTAATTTCTCAAATGGATCCCGTAAATAATAGTAGATATTCCAGAGAGGCGGCTGATGCCGATGAGCTTCTCACGCATTATGTAATTAAAAGATTATTACGTGCGTTTAACTTCAAACCGGAGAATATTGCTTCGCTAATGAACGAGGTGATTAACTTCAAAAACAATAACATGCCGTCGCAGTTGTATATTAAGGTTAAAAGATCATGAACTTCACACAGGAGTTAAAAAACTATGTTGATGCATCTTACAGTGCATTGTACATCTCTACTCACGAAGAATCGCGAGTATGTAATGATATATTCAAGAGCCTCAACCCCACCCATACTATCATGGAGTGGGATAGCCTGCTGGGTTTGAGGGAGAAGGTGGATGAGTTTAATATGAGTAAACCTATCGGTGATTCGCAAGATCCCGTAAGCTTATTCACAATCATTGCCAATAGCTGTAGAAACTCAGAACGTCCGTTAATCTTTGTATTGAAGGACTTTCATCTGCAGTTTGATAATCCGCTTAAGAAGCTTCAAATTATCCGAGCATTCAAAAATGCCTCTGATTTGCTGAAGGCGGTAAATAGTTGTGTTCTAGTTATTGCTCCGTTGGTTAAGATTCCAATAGAGCTTAACAAGGCATTTCAGTTGCTGGATTTCAGCTTACCAACAACCGAAGCTATTAATGAGCAGCTGTCGTTTATTCATGAGTCTGCAAACGCAGGTAAAGAAGAAACAGACAAGTTGGAACTCCCGAATACGATTAGAGAAGCAGCCGTAGAAGCGGCTAAGGGCATGACCGATGTCGAGATTGAGAATGCCTTCTCGCTAGCGTTTGTAACTAACAAAGGATTTAATCCTCCTTTCGTTAAGAGTGTATTCAAGGAGAAGATCCAGCAGGTCAAGAAGAGCGGACTGCTTACTTACATTGAAACCGATATCACCTTCGATAACGTAGGTGGGCTTGAAGGTGTAAAGGACTGGGCCATAACACGGAAGCATGCCTTCTCGGCACGAGCTAGAGAATACAAGCTCCCGTTCCCCAAGGGTATCGGGCTTGCTGGTATAGCCGGTTGCGGTAAAACACTCATTAGTAAAGCAATTGCTAACGAATTGGGTTTCCCGCTGTTCCAGCTAGATTTGGGCAAGCTGTTCAGTAAATATGTCGGCGAAACTGAGCAAAACTTCGCAGACATGATTAAGACAGTTGAATCGATCGGTCGCTGCGTATTGCAGATTGACGAGGTTGAGAAATATCTTAATACTGGTGCAGTATCGGGTCAGGGCGATAGTGGCACAAGCTCTAGGTCGTTCGGTTCTATTCTAACATGGATGTCTGATCGTAAGAGCCCGGCGTTCATTATCGCAACTTCAAACAATCATTTGATCTTGCCCATGGAATTGATCCGCAAGGGTCGGTTCGATGAGTGGTTCTGGGTTGACCTCCCAAGTCAGGAAGATAAGGAAGATATCTTCAATGTGGTGATTAAGAAGTTTGGAAGAAGAATTGAAAACTTTGATACAGTGGCTTTGTCAAAAGCTGCAGACAAGTTTTCTGGCGCAGAAATCGATAACGTCTTCAAAGATGCAATGTTTAACGCATTTGCAGAGAATGAAGAAGTACAACAGCATCATGTAATTGATGAAATTAAACGTGTTACGCCGCAAGCCGTAATCAATGAAACGCAGATTGCAGCTATGCGAGATAAGGTCGAAGGTAGACTTCGTCTTGCAACTAACGTTAACGAAATCGAAACAAACTACGCAGTTAAAACCCGTAAACTAAACTCCTAATATGTCTGATACAAACGATACAGTTGTCATTGAAAACCCGCTGAAGAACAACAACGTGGTGGTTCACACTGCACAGGTCGGAGCCCGTAACAACGTGGACTCCGTGAACATCTCTGACGCCCTCAGGGAACGGTATAACAAGTTGTTCCAGGACGGGTATCTGGTAAACATTCATGTCTCGGTATGGGGCATGAGTGCCAACTTGAGTGAAGATGACTTGAAGATTCAGAAGGTCTCCAAGTTCATCAAGCTAGGTAAAAAAATGCTTATTGATCCTGAGCAGCTTAATGTGTTCAAAAATATTGAAAGCAAAGGTCGTCGGTATCTGTACAAGAACAGCTACGATTTCCCGATTGCAGACGCACACTTCGTCCCGAAGAAGCGCCTGAGTGCGGTGTTCGACCATCTCGATGAAATACGCGGTGAATTCTTTGCTCAGAAGCGAGACTTCTTGGCAAATTACGAAACCTATAAAGAGGCCGTACTAGCCCATGAGGAATACAAAGACATCAAGGAAGTCTTGCGTTCTCTCTATCCAACAGCGGCAGAACTCGAGCACAAGTTCGCGTTCTCCACTTCGGTGTTTGAGCTTACGATGCCTCGTGCATTGGAAGAAACAAATATTCAGGACCTGATCTCCCGTGATCAAGCTGAAGTTGAAGTTAAGAAAAAGCTGGAAGCCCAGCTGGCGGATCAGCACCGTCGCTCCCTGCAGCAGATCGACCGGTTCGCCGAAGACGCTGTGCAGTCGTTGCGTGGTCAGCTGTTCTCAGCTTGCGAAATGATCACCCAGAAAATCAAATCTGGTGAGATTGTATCCAAGTCGAACATCAGCAGCATCAAAGCTGAGATCGCTAACTTCCATGCGTTGAACTTCCTCGACGACACGGCAGTATCAAGTGAGATTGAACGTTTGGAGAAGCTTCTTGACGGAGCTCACAACTTCAAGACCGACAAGAACGCAGTAGCAACCTTGGACCAAGCACTAAAGTGTGTTATGGACAAGACCGACAAGTTCAGCGACGTATCCTCGATCCGCGGAAAATATTTCCGTAAGTTCAACGTCTAATGTCACACTCGGTTCCAATCCGAACCGAATTCAGGAATCTCGGCGCCTTGAAAAAGGCGTTCGAGAACCTGGGTTGGTCTATTGCAGAAAACTCAAAATTAAATACCTACTACTCGGATCCAGCAAGGGAAAAAGTATTCAAGCTTCTTGCTCGGAATACGTTTGCTAACGGATACGACGTAGGTATTGTAGTCGGTGACGACGGAATTATCCTGGAGTGTGATTTCTTTCGCCCAGGAAGAATTATAGAGTCATTGGGTACTGAGTTTTCAGAGTTGAAGAAAAAGTACGTTAACGCCGTTACAGAAGAAAACTTTTGTAATGTCATGATTGAACAAACATTCGAGGATGGGTCATACATCCTCGTCGCAGATGACGGTCAATAAACCAAACAAAATATGCTAACTGTTCCAGAACTAAAACTACTGTCGGCAAACATCTATCATCACTTCAGGAAAATTGATGCCCCGCATGAAGCGGATGACATCTTCGTTCCCATTGATAGCATCAAATATGACAAGGACGAAAACCTCATGTATGCCAGTGTGAGGTTTGTCGTGGATTGGTGCGGACGCAAGCAACACAGCATCAGGATCAAATTCTCCTTGGATGACAAGAAGAGGTTTATGCCTGAAAGTTGGTCCTACGCATAGTATGGCAATCGTCCGTATTATGGTTGATAAATCCGGGAACCCAAAAATCATGGATGTGCTCGGAGCAGGCACAAACTGCCTAGAAGCCACCAAACAATTTGAGAAAATGCTTGGTAGTGTAAAGGAAGATGCCAGACAACTCACTCCGAGTTATTATGAGCAACTTCCCGAACAAACGCTGGAGCAGGAATCAGATGGCTAAGAGGCGCATCTTTGTCGATAAGCTGGGAAACGTGTTGGGGCTGTACGATGAAAAGTTTGGTAATATACTGGACTATGGAACTCGTAACATTCAACGCGCATCTCATGTTGAATTCGATAATGAGTATCAAGTCTGGGGGGTGAAAATCCCCCCAGACGATATTCTCAACTCGAAGATACCTGAGAAAGATTGGCCCTTAGTGGCTACGGCGGCTACTAGGGAAGCTGCTTTAGCTATTGAAAAGGAATACGTTGAAACTTTGTTTCTAAACAGATTAGCAGCTGGATTACATCATGGCGAAAAGAAAACCAAAGAAAGTTGAATATACTTTTTATAATCAAACCCTCATAGAAAATATAAAAGAAATTATTCTTACTAGAAGACCAACTACCCCTCGTTGGGGTTGGTGTTATTTTATGAATAATGAACCGTTTGGGTTCACCGGCGCAATAAAAGTTTACGCCACTAAGGGTGGTGCCATTACCGACTTTGTTTACTTCTTGAGTCGAGGTGTACAAATTAAAGAATTCTTGGCGCAACTAAGTGGTGTACATTACGATTACGTCGGAAGAGCAGAAATAGAAGCATTAGGCGACGCCGCCGCGGACGGTTATTCAGTTAGAGTGCAGATATTCAAGAATGTACGTAAAGAAGCTAGGCAACTCGCAAACGAGTTACTGGATTCAGGTATCATAGAACTACGTAGATATGATCACATTTTGCGCGAATATGTAGCTGATGAATAAATTTATCGCAATATCGGACATACACTTAGGCTGGAAATTATTCAATCTTCCAGAGCTTGCAGAAGATTTAAAAGATAATTTTGTAAGAGCTTGTGATCTGGCAATTGAACTACAGGTAAATTACCTGTTCATTGTCGGAGACTTGTTTGATACGAATAAACCATCTCCAGATCTAATCGCGTTTGTACGATCTCAGGTATCCCGGCTGTATGATAAAAATATCTATACAGCCGGGATTGCCGGAGATCACGACAAGCCAGTCAACGACGCCGCATGGATTCACCTTGCAGGAGTCATACCTATAAACAAACTGCAAAAAGACGAGTTTGTAGGATTTGACTATACGGACAATTCAGCAGACAACATCCAGAAGCTCAAAGACCTACCCAACAAGCAAAAAGTGAAATGGGTGTTTCTGCATGGTCAGGTTCCTGAGTTGTTTCCGTTCTGTGAAGACAAAAAGAAGCTGGATATTAAATCAATAGATTCAATTAATGAATTTCCTAATTTGAAGGGATTTATCCTGGGTGATATTCATAACCCCAGTTTTGAGTATATTGAAGATCCAGCCATGCTCAGACCTAGGCAGTGGGTTGGATACTGTGGCAGCCTGGGTGTCGTAAAGACGGACGAGATAGAACACAAAGAAGGCGTACTGTATTTTGATGGAACTGAACTGCAGCGTGTTCCATTTAAACTCGATAGGCAGTTCATCAGGTTAAATTTAGGAGAATCTTTTGAACCTATCAACTGGGTTGAGAAGTATGCTAAATTCTATACTGAAAATCCGGGCAAGAAACCTGTGTTCTTGGTCGAATACACCAAAGAAGAAAAAGACCTACTACCAAACATAGCTAGGCTTTATGAAGTGGGCATTGTAAGGGTGTCTACGACCAGAGCCTGTGAAAAGACCACAGAGAAGGAAACGATTAACATTCGATCAGAATTAAAAACTAATGACCGAATTGAGAGTACGTTGAAAGAATGTGCTCAAGAGCAAGAAGTGTTCGATCTCGTTTTTGAAATGTTAAAAACTGAAGATCCAAAACTAACGTTAGATAACTTCAAAAAGGAAATACTAGAAACAAAATGAAGAATGTAAAAAATCTGTTTGATATGCTCGAGACGTATTTTGAACTGACCGAGTCCAGCCCAGCAGTGCTAACTCGTTCATACGAAGCTGAATATAAACCTAATAGTGGTCTCGCTGCGTTGGAAGCCAAGATAGATCAAGCATTGAACGAGCTTGTTGACTCTGTAGAACTTCCGGCTTCTCTTCTATGATTCTGACTGACCTTTGGTTATCGAATTTCAGAAAGCATAAGAAACTGCATATCAAGTTAAAGCAGGGAGTTACCGGTATTGTTGGAAGAAACGGCACTGGTAAGTCGTCTATCATTGAGGCGATTCAGTTTTTGCTAACTGGTGATTTATTCGATGGATCAAAGGATCAGGCAATTAACCTAGATTCTGCAACGGGTTACGTTGCTGGTTCTTTTATCCTAAACGGTAAGCATGGAAGACTTGAGAGACATTTAGATGTTTCCAAAGTGAACTTGTCCTACGATGGAACTGAGTATAAAAAATCCACCGAGGTTAAGGAAATCTGGGACAAGCTGTTACAGCTAAATTCAGAGATTCTTAAAAGAGTAATCATTGCTAGACAGGGGCACATACCTGATATGTTTTCAGGTGATACAGCTGTCCGAGAAAAGGTCTGGCAAAGAATCTTCCTAGTACCCCAAACGGATAAACTGCGCAATATAGTTTGGAAAGACTATATCAAACAGGCACCACCGATAATTCCCGAAGAGTCTAAAGTGGAATTAGAAGAAGCAAAAGAAGGTGTAAAGATAGAGGTCGAGCAATTCCGGCTGGAACTAGCGGAGTATAACCTCTTGGATGACCTGGCTTTAAAAAATATCCAGAAAAGAATTCATTATGTAGAACGGTGTATAGCCGATTCTAAAAAGGAAACAGAGTTAGCCGTCGCGCTTCAAGCCAGCAACCTAAGTCGCGAAGCACTAGATACTCAATTGCAAGATATACTTGAGAGATTGAGTTCCATAGCAATCGACAAGTACAAGCTTGTCAATAATACGCTGCTGCAGCAGAAGGGGTTACACGAGCAAAAGGAAATCATACTGGCTCAATTTGGTAAGCTAGCATATCCGATCTCTAAAGACCAGTATGCCGAGGTAACACGACAGATCACAACTGCCCGTGTTGGTCTAGATGCTATTAACCGAGAACTTGCAGTTACAGCAAATAAATTATTAACCTCAAAAGAAGAATTAAATACTTCTTTAAATCTAAAAGACCACGCAGTTTGCCCAACCTGCAAACAACACGTAAGTAATTTAGATGTTCATGTGGCCGAGCTTAATCTTTTGATTGCTTCTCTTGAAGAGGAAAAGAGAAGTGAAGAATTAAAAGCGCAGAAGCTAACGGCAGACTTAGATAGGTTACAAAAGCTAGAGCAGGCTTATAGTTCAGTTGCTCTTAAAGAGCAGCAGCTTACCGAAAGCCTAAAACAATTTAAGAATATAAACTTCGATCAGAAGATGTTGGATATGACTTCCGAAGTAATTCAGGAGTATGACCAACTTTCAGATGACAAGAATAAGTTGGAACTTAAATTGGAAAGCGCACACGGCAAGCATGAGGCAGTTAAAACTGAGCTAAACTCACTTACTAAATACGATCGCTGTGATTCTCCATCTGACGAATTAGATAATCTAAATCAGCAGTTAAACGTAAATAACACACTGAGCAGAGCGAAACAACAACTTGATATTAAGTTACAAGTAAAGCTCAACGAATTAAATTCACTTAATAATCGGATCGCCACAGCAGAAACAAATAATAAAAAAAATACAGCTCGTAATAAATATGTCGCAACTCTGAATAAGGTTTACGACGTACTACATAGCTCACAATTTCCCAGGAAGTTAATTATGAGCTATGCGAATGTAGTCACTGATTATTTGCAGGAGAATCTTAAGATGTTTGATTTTCCGTATACTGCAAAAGTTGCGGATAGTTTTAACATCGAAGTCAGTGATGAGCAGGAGAGGGTTCTACCGTCGGTATCTGGGGGACAAGAGATAGCTATAGGCTTGTGTTTACACCTGTCTTTGCATGACTTGTTCAGCCAATCATTTCCAATGATGGTTATTGACGAGGGGACTACTCATTTAGATTCGGACAACAGGAAAGCCTACTTTGATATGATCAAAGGTCTAAAGGCTAAATCTAAACTTAAACAAATACTCATTATTGACCATGACCCTCAAATAGCGGAAGTGGTTGATAATGTGATAGAACTAAAAAATGATTGAACTAACAAGTATTGCGGTGGGCCTGACAATTAACTATCTAGTTGAAAAGCCAGAAGCCAGAAAGGCAATAAAGAATGGAATAATTACAACTACACTTAAACTTAAAGAGTTGAGTGTTGTTGTCTGGAATCGTGTATTCAAGAAAACCCCAATCACAGAATGACTACAATTGGATTGTTGATGATGTTCGGTTACGTTCTCGGTTGGATCATACACAATCCTGAGCGTGCTAAGAAAGTTTGGAATACTTTCTTAAAGAAAGATTAGTATAACGGGGGTGGTGGTAATCCCACCACCCCCACACTTATGAACATTAAACTTACTCGCATAGACGGCGGGCTACATATTAATCCCTGTCCTCCGTATTTAGAAAAATACTTAAAGTATAGTCACAGGTCGATGAAAATGAAAAACTGGAAGCAAACTCCGGTTTTTGAAGAAAGATTACTTCATACACCCGATGGAGCTGGCGGCTCATATACTCTGCAGGGTTTCTTTGAAGCAGTATGCAAACGTATACATAAAAACATGGATACGTTTGTGGTGGATGACCAACGAACAGCGTTACCTCAGATTGACTGGAATAGAATAAAACAAATCGGTCCTAGAGATTATCAGATTGATGCTCTCGTATCCGGGTTATCTAAAGGTACAGTTAATTCGGGTGTATGGTTGGCGGCTGGCGGTTACGGCAAGACGTACTGTCAGGCATTCACATATGCAGCATGGAATACACTAAACACAATTCTAGCAATTCCGCTAAAGCAGGTGTTTACTCAGACTTATGAAAAGTTTGTAAAACTATTCCCCGAAAAACACATAGGTCGAGTGGGTGGTGGGTATAATGACATAAGCACCGACATCACTATCACTACTTTCAAATCGCTACCCAAGTGTGCAATTGAGAAATGTGAATTGATGCTGATTGATGAAATGCAGGGAACCACCGGTGAGGTGATTCAGGACGTGCTGACAAGCATTAAGCCGAAAAGGATTTTCGGTTATACAGCTACAGATGAAGGTTTGTTCAACGGGGCAGATAAATTGCTCACTGGGCTGTTCGGAGAAAGACTAATCAAGGTACCATACCTGGAAGCGCAAAGTGCAGGAGCGGTCGTACCAGGTGTAGTATATATGGTTAGAACCCCCCAGTATCTAGTCTCCTCCACTACCTTTGAAGGTAAACTTTCTCAAGGCGTTAAAAAGTGCAAACCAAGAAATCAGTTGATTGCAAAGATTTGCTCCTTGGTGCCGAATAAATGGCCTACATTAATATTTGTAGATCATATTCAAGATCATCTGGTAGAGCTATATAAGCTGATGCCTGCTGATACAAAATATATTCATAGAGAAAGTAGTAAGAAGAAAATAGGAACTTATGCCTTAAGCACTAAACAGCAAGATGAAATCATCAGGCAATTTACAAACAATGAGTTTCAGTTCTTGATTGGTACTGATGCATTCCGAGCAGGTGTAGACATCCCACAGTTGCGCGTAGTGATACAGGCTTCTTCTGGTTCTAGCGAAATCGAATGTATCCAAGAAGCATTAAGAGGTAGCCGTACTCTTCCTGAAGAAAGGAGAGCAGAGCTTGGTGTAGATGAAAAGACGCACTTCGTTCTGATTGACTTCGTGGATAACCACGATGACAGACTGGCAGACCTAGCAACTAAGCGCGTAGAACATTATAGGAAACAGGGTTGGATTATTAAGTATGTTAATAACCCCTCAGAAATTGACTGGCTTACTTACGAAGAAAAAATATGAAAAGACCGGAAAATCCAGATCTGCATAAGCCTATGGATCTGACCGTCGATGGACGCGAGGCATACAAGGTAATTGTAAATTACGTAGAGAAACACGAGATGACAGATACGGGAGGCTGCAAAGCTTTCTACTCACCGACTACTTGGAAAGAACGCGGAGAAAGTTACGGAGATGGCTCCGTATTGATCGTGGTGCACGACGGGGGAGATCTGGCGTATCTCTTCAATCTTATGCACGATTGCGCTTCTTACCGCGAAATAAAACAAGAATTGGATAAAGCAGGTTTTTATCCAGAATCAATGACCTGTTGGTCAACAGCCATCTATAAAAAATGAATTATAAACAATTAATTGAAAAACTAAATACGCTACCTCCGGAGAGACTTGAAGATACTGTCACAGTATACGACGAAACACGCGATGAGTTTTTACCGGTTGTAGATTCTGAAATCGCGAATCCCGACACAATAGATGTTCTCGATGAAGGACATTTTTATTTAATTATAACAACGTAAAGATATGCGAAAAATTGAATTAGTAAAATACGCTTTGACCTATCTCCTGTCTAATTTGGACGAGGAAGTGGTGGAAGATATCCAGGATTATGTCAAAGCCGATTCTGAAAAATTAAAAGCCACACTGCAGAGCATGATAGATGAATTAGCACCATTATGACTGACTTCCCAATTATCCGTACCAGAGATGAACTCGTTAAGAATTACGAGAGTAACGTCTTTGATGCCATTCTAAATCTACAGATCGACACCAGTATCACAGACGCAGAAATTCGCAAATTAACTGGTTACATGGCAGAAGATGTTATCGCTATGCGTGGAGATTTGGCAAAAGCTTTTGAATGCGTCAAAAAGCTTTGTCGTCATGGTGATACTCCAATGTTCTTCGATAAAGAATGTGTTAATAAACTAGCTAAGGCTGTTGAAGACAAAAATCCCGTGAGCGTGCTTGTCACCGACAACGAAGGTAAGCAAATTGGGTTATTGCAAGACGACGACTTAGTTTTTTAAATGAAAAAGTATAAGCTGACAGATAAGGTTAGAGTAATTGATGGTATAACCCTACATCAAATTCAGGCTCTAAAACCCTTTGGGTCAATCAGCGAAGGCGAACTTGGAGGTTGGATTGAGCAAGAGTCGAATCTAGCGCACGAAGGTGATTGCTGGGTAAAAGAAAATGCGTGTGTATACAATAAGGCCAACGTGTATGGTTCAGCTGTAATAGGTGAGAATGCTCAAGTATACGACTTCGCAGCTGTATATGGTTATGCTAAAGTAGAAGGTTATGCTCGCGTGCGTGGCTCCACATTAATAGCCGGGTATGCAGTTGTAAATGGCTACGCGCAATTGTTCGGGCATAGCTGGTTATTTGGGCATTGTCGAGTTGGCGGATATGCACAAGTATTCGACTCAGGCCAGGTTTATGAGTCAGCCCGAGTACACGGATATGCGAGAGTCCAAGGAAACGCTTGCGTTTGTGGTGACACTCGATTATACGGTCATAGCGAAGTCACCACCGGCAAGTTGTCGGGATTCGGTGAAGTGGTTGTCGAACCAGTTGCGTCGTCAGAATATCCTTAGAAAACATGACAGATTCCGAACTTGTAGATTTATTAAAGTCTAAGTTTGGTGCTGTAAAACGGACCAACGGAAATTGGATACAGATTCGATGCCCGACTTGCACACCACGTGATGCATCGAAGATGAAGCGCGGAGTTAATTTACAAACCCTACACACCAAATGTTGGATTTGTGAAATTAAACTAAATATTCAAGACATATTGGGTACTAAAAAACTAGCTAGAATTGATACAAGCGCACTAGTTAGGGAAGATCATCCGCAAGCTAAAGAGCTTCCGTGTTCAAACCTGGTACCTATAAATGAATTGGATCACGCTCACCCTGCAATCCAATTTCTAAAGAAAGATCATTTATTTGATCTTGACCGTTATTGGTTGGAAAACCAAGTAGGTTACATCACCAGCGAAAATTCGCATGATCTAATTTTTAAGAAATTTGATCGTACGACAAAGATCAATACCGCAGACTCCATATGCTTCCCAGTTAAGTTCAGAAACGAACTAGTGGGTTGGCAACTTCGATTTATTCCTGGAACACCTAACGGTAACAGGATGTCGAAGATTAGGTATATGCACCTTTTTCACAAAGGCGATTATTTATATAACTACGATAATGCCATCAAGCACGATATAGTAGTGGTAGTGGAGGGAGCAAAGAAGGCCCTCAAGTTGCCGTGTGCAGTTGCCACATTTGGTAAGAGTATTTCTGACAATCAAATACAGAAGTTATTAAATTGGAAAAAGATAATATTCATGTATGACGGTGAAACAGAGACTCAGGAAAAAACGCAGATATTAGTTGATCAACTTAACATGACCGATAGAGAGTGTATTAATATTGATCCTAGGAAGTATGGCTTTTCAAGCCCTGATGAAATGCCAGAAGATGATGCAATTAAAATTATATATAATGAGTTAAATAATGGACACAGAACAACTTAATTTCATAAGAGAGGAGCTTTACCAACTCTTTGTTGATTTGAAGAAGAGTAAGGGGCTCAAGAAAAGCAACTATCAGTTGCCTAGAACAGAGCGTATTACAGAAAAGTTCAAAGAAGCAGCTAAACTGTGTATTCAGTTGAACGCACTCCCAGAAGACTTTATTAACGCACAAGCTGCGTATATAGACGTAGATCATCTGCGTATTGATGACCTGTCTACGGATAGAGCTAAAAAGAATTACGAGGCTTTCCTCGGTTCCAGGCAGCTACCCGTAGACAGACTATATAATGTTCAGATGATGTATCTTAAGAGTCAGATCATTAATGCTAAGCGAACGGTCGAACGTGCGCTTATGGATGATGATCTACACTTTCAACCCTGGTTCCGATGCTGCATTACGCGGGAAGTTGTTCCTGAAGTAATGGAGAAGTATGGGGCAGAGGCGAAAGAACAAATCAAAAGCCCAGTGTTAGTCAAATTCTTGGAAGAAAGAAATTTGGATTATAGCAGATTAAAATGACAAATAACGTAACCACGAAGTTATACGATACTGACGATTTATCAGAAATCGTCTTGAAGAGCCTGATTCGCGACTCCTCCACGATGGAGTTAGCCAAACAGTATAAGATGAAACCTGAAGACCTGATTGCTGGTCTGAACGGATTCAGAATATATAAAGAGTTTGCTGTATTGGCATTCTCGCTTGGCGCTCCCTGTGATAAGGAGTTGTTCAAGATGCATATCAGCATCCAAAAGGAAGAAGGCATATATAACGACTTTGAACCGGAAACAGTAGATGAGTTGTTTGAATATATCTTCAATAACACACCTACTAAGATTGAATATGTAGCGGAGCATCTCTACCCGATGATCGAGCATCGTCGGCGTAAGAAGATCTTTGCACAAGAAAAAGTCGATGCAGATCAACTTCGTTGTCAAACTGAGCTAGCCAAGTTATCAGACGAAATGAAGGGAGCTAGGGTAGCAGCGTCTACTCGAGACTTTACTCCCTTTGATAGGTTTGTAGAAACCACTAGAGAGCCGGGTGTATTGACCGGCGTAGCCGTATTGGATGAAAAGGTGGGTGGTCTAAACAAAGGCGAGTGTGGTTTGATCCTGGGACATTCCGGTTCTGGTAAAACTGCCTTGGCTTCATATCTAATGCGAGAGTCTGCGATTGCTGGATTCAACGCATTGTACTTGTCCGCCGAGGAACCGGCAGAAAATATTATTAATCGATGGTATGCTCAGCAGTTTAATATCAATTATTCCAAATTGCATAAAGGTGATTGTGTGGCTATCGCTGAAGCGCGGACTGGCTTCTCCGATATGGAATCAGATGATCGACAAAAATTGATGCGCTTGCGTATCAAGGATGTCCGAGATCTGGCGCCACTTGATGTAAATGATATCAAGAAAGTATTGGAGCAACAGGTTGAAGAAGGTTTCATTCCAGACGTAGTGATGATCGATCAGATGGATTATCTGAAAGCGAGAATCACTCCGCAGAAGAATGCAGCTAAATGGGAAATGTATGAGAAGGTCGCTTTCGACCTGGATCATCTTTCCCAGTATAAGGTCGCAGGAGAACATCCGTTTGCTTTGTGGGTGTTGCATCAGGCCACTGGAGACATGCAATGGTCGTTTACTTACAATGATATTGCAGGCTTCAAGGGTATTGTGCGTCCATTCGACTTGGCAATTGGTATCGGGCGTGAAGATCGCGAATCGAAGCATATTAATCTATTCTCTCTCAAGGTGCGACACTCTGAGCAGTTCTCCGCACCATACAGAGCAGAGTTTGAATATATGAAGTTCTATAGCGACAACAGCTATAAACCCAAAGCTACAAGAGATAGAGAAGAACGAGCTAACGATAAGAAACGAGGCAGAGGGCGTCCGAGAAAGAATCCAATCGAAGACATACCCCCTGAACAACCTCCGTTCGAAATCGTAGCTTAATAAAACCAAACAGGCGGCTCACCTATTTATAACGAGCAACGCAAGCATATGAGAACTGAACCAAAAGAAGCGGAAGACGGTAAGATATGGGTTTCTGGTTGGGGTAACACAGAGGCTAAGGTGATGATTATAACCTCTCATCCCAGTATTGAGGATTTGAGGGCCGGTTATATTCTATCCCATGACGATGACGGTTACGGACCAATTGACGAAATCAAAAGCGCACTTAATGCAAGTGGACTCAAAGAAGACGACTGCTGGTTTACCTCCATAGTCAAGTGCGGTATTGGAAGTAAGGATAAACCCAATTCCAAACAGATCGAAGAAGGTGCAGCAGAACTAGATGAAGAGATTGAAAGTATTAAGCCGCGTTTGATTATGACTCTTGGGGCGGAAGCTTTTAAGCGAGTCATGAAACAGAACATTAGTCAAAGCAGCTATGTAGGTGAGATCATCGATTGTCCGTACGGCAAGGTATTGGCAAACTATTCTCCAGCTAATGTTTATCGCGTTGATCCTAAGCTGCGTCCCGAGTTCATGGAGAACTTTGATCTGGCAAAACGCTTTGTTAATGGGAATTTGAAATACAAAGATTTCGAATATCTGTTGGTAAAAGATCCAGAGGTCAACAAGATGATTTTGCAGCACTACATGGATAACGACATGTGGAGCATCGGGTATGACGCCGAGTGGAAAGGTAAGTTCATGAAAGACGAACAGATGTACGCCTTTCAATACTCGTGTGAACCTGACAAAGCGATTATCCTGCAGATCATGCAAGATGATGGCACTATGAATCTTGAGTTACTCAAGACCATGGAAGTATTCTTATCCCATCCTAAAGCAGACAGGCTAGGCTGGAATATTCGCGCTGACGATAAACGACTCAGACTGTTGGGTTTGAACATCCCAGACGAGAACATTGGTTTCGACGGCATGAAGGCTGTGGCATTCTTTGATAGTCGTTGGCGTAAAGGATTGGAAACTGGCATTAAGCGGTTTACAAACTATCGTCCATACTACAACGAGCTATACAAAAAGCTACGGGAGCATAAGCGCGATGCCGGTGCAATGTGTGACATGATGAAGCTGGAACCGGCTACATGGTGGACATACTGTGCTGGTGACGCCGTCTCACATCGTGAGGCGTGTATCAATATGCGCAAAGAAATGAAGTTGAAATTGCCAAAGCCAGTTTCAAAATATTATTTCGACGTGTATCTACCTCTGTCGCACTATCTTACCGATATGGAGCTGACGGGTCTGCCAATTGATAAATATTGTATTGATACGATTACTAAGCAATACAATGAATGTTATGATTTGCTGTATACTAGGTTAATGAGTGCAACCAAGCAATATGGATTTGATACCCAAGCTTATGACGCATCCGTTGCCGAGATTGGCGAAGAAGCTACATTGGAATTAGGACTACGTCCTGACTTCAATCCCAGATCCGCAGCTCAGAAGAAATATTTCTTCTTTGAACGGTTGAAGTTGAAACCTGCTTACTATGTTAAGAAAGGTAAGGCTAAACCCAGAGCGTGGTATGAGAAGCAAACGCCTCAAATGCAGAAGCATTATCAGCCGTCTGCTAATGGTAAATCGATGGCTACGATTCGATTTGAGCTGGTCGAGATGTTGAAGAACGAACCTGATGACGAAGAACTACAATCCCGTTTTCAGATTGTTAAAGACTATCTTGATCTGGCGCGAGTCAGCGTATTCTCTCACAAGTTTCTGAGTAAAGTTGGCGTAGAAGATGACGTCAGCGCGCAGAATCTTGAAGAGGGAGAAGGATTGACTGTTGGAGACGACGACGGAGACGAACCGTTGAAGGCTTCGTATTGGGGTGCTATCTGCAACGACGGTAAGATCCATGCAGATTTCTTTGAATGTCTAGATAACTTTAGAAGTAGTTCTAGAGTAAATGTACAGAATCCAGCGTCAAAGGTATTGTCGCATATTCCTGGTATCTTCTCTCAGTTCGAGTTGGAAGCGCCAAAGAATATTCGCAATATCTTCTATACTGGAGATCCAGACTATCACTTTGCCGAAGTTGACGTAGCAGGTGCCGATTTGGCTATCGCTGCGTTCTTATCAAAGGATCCAGATTATATCAGAGATATCCTCAAGGGAGGATTCCACACAACTAAGATGCGTGAGTATTTTAAAGATCCAAAACTCTCAAAAGAGGAAGCATCTAAATACGTCACTTCGAAGTCGATCACTTTCCGAGTTGCCTATACGGCAGGTCTAATGAGTGCTGCACTGCCGATCCAAGCTGAGATCTATGCTGAGAATGGCGACTTCGTGGATATCGAAGTTATCAAGTATGCATTGAGAACTTGGGAACGGTATCGCACGTATATGGATTATCGTGAGGATTGTCAGAATCAGGTAAAGAATGACCAGATGATTATCAATGCCCGCGGTATCAAGTATCACTTCGAATATACTGACGACTTCGCTATTCAGGCGGGTTGGCTAAACCAAGCACTGGCTTATCCAATTGCAAGTGAGCTAGCGTTGTTTATGTGGGATATCTCGGTGAAGATTAAAGAGTACCTCAAGAAGGAGGGTGTATGGATGAAATATTGTTATCCTTGTAATGTGGTGCATGACGCCAATTACTGGTTGGTCCACAAGGACTTAATGAAGGATAACTTCTTTCCTGAAGTATGTAAGCAGATCTTTACTAAAGACGTTAAGATTGCTACCGGCGACAATCTAGGAATGGAAATGGTTGTTGCTGACCGCTGGAAGGGTAAAGAAAAAGTCTTCGCCAAAGAAACTAAATGGAACTTTGAAAATAAAACTTGGGAATGGGAAAAATAGATAGTCTAAAACCGAACTCCAAATCCAAATGCTTTTCAAGGCATACAGTCTTGAAACAAGAAAAGTTTGTAGCGTTGCTTAGCGCAATTCTAGCTACATTAGATAAGCGGCAGGCTTATTGCTATTGGGATTTGAACGGAGGTCCAGGATATTGGGACATTGACGGACAAATATTTGCTGGTAGTCCAGTCATTGCCCACACCGTGTTCAGCCAATTACCGTTTTATCGGGCGCTGATATTTGAAGCTGCTAAAGTGAACTTCAGATTATTAAACGCCGTGGTAAAGAATTTCGCAGATGGTAGAATAATTGTACAAAATAATAACAATGAGAATTGCTATGATTTGTATATGAATAAACTGCGGATAAACACTAGCCGAGGATTAATTTATTATGATCCCGGTGAAACTCCGAAGTATAAAGTTCCGTTGGAAGCTTCCAAGGCAGCTCCCAATTATGATATATTGGTTCATGTTGCACCTTGCTTGACAAAGCGCAATATTAATAGATGTAATGTACAGGGAAAAGTTCTAAACATAGATTTTAGAATGAGTATCACAGATTACATCAAAGCAACCAAAAAGAAACATCACTATATTACTGATAAGCCTGATGCTAAACAGCAATTTGTGATGGTTTACAGTACAGACGATCCCGGGTTCCGTCCTCCCCAGGG